ATGGATAGAGTCCTAGGTTGGGGTGAGAGAAAGCGCCTGATGCACCTCCTCGGAGTTCCATTGGAAAAGTATGGCAATTATCCTGTAATGAGAGATGCCTATAAATCCAAGGTGCTGGAATACCACCCTGACAAAGGAGGAGATGGAAAGCTGATGTCAGAACTGAACAATCTATGGAAAGCCTTCACGGATGGACTGCACCTTCTAAGAGAATGCGAGGAGGTACAGAAACAGGGCTATACAGATGATGATACTGTTAAATTGTTCCTGGGCACTCCTATAAAGGGTGTATACTGTAAGGTGTATCCACTCTGCAAGGATTTTCTGCACAAAAAATGCAAGTGCATCATATGTGTGCTTAAAAGGCAGCATTATAGGATGAAAGCGCGTACCTTGAAGCTCTGTCTTATGTGGGGACAATGCTATTGCTATCACTGCTATCTACAGTGGTTTGGTGAGGATGATTCTTATGATATCTGCAAAAGATACCTGGAAACCATCATCCTGATGCCTATCAATCTCATCATATATGATAGCATCTTCGAATGTGAAGAATGGAGTAAGTATCTTATTTCTCTCAGATCTATAGATCTATACATCTCTCTTAAAGTGCTATGTGATTGTCTTGACAGGAAGCAGACAGTGGCAGAAGCCCCCCATATGGAACTGAAGCCTTCAGAAGAGCATGGTATGCAGCTTGGGGAGCTGGAAGCTCTGCAAGCACGTCTCAATCCTACTCCTACACAAACCTCTTTTGTGATGAATCCATGGGTGAGTCCTCCTCTGATGACGAGCACCCCCCGCCTCAACAGGCATCTACACCTCGCCCCCCCCCGCGGAGAAGAAGGGGATAAAGCCCGTTCAAACCCCACCCCCACCAAAACCTTTTTTGGTTTGACCCCAGGGGGGCAGCCCCCTTGTTAAGAGGCCCCCCCCCCCCCCAAACAGGGTATTCCCCCCCCCCCCCCCCCCCCCGCGGAGAAGAAGGGGATTACAGAAAGATGGCCCCAACACCCCCTCCCCGCCGTCAGCCCATGAGGAGTCCCAGGATTATCATCAGACCACCCCCCAGAGAGAGCACAAGCAGCAGCAGCCAGAGCCCACCGAGCAGTCCTTCCCTGAGGAGCCTACGTGTGAGGGAACGCAGAGTAGCTTTACAGCTACGCCACCTAAGAGAAAGAAGACGGAAAAGGTGGATGTGCCTGATGATTTTCCTGAGTGTTTGTCTGACTATCTCAGTCATGCTGTTTACTCTAATAAGACTCTTAACTGCTTCCTAATCTTTACTACTCAGGAGAAAACTATTTGCTTATATGATAAAATAGAAAAATATATACCTGAATTTAAAAGTAGGCATGCTTATCGCAATGATGGGGGGATGCTGTTTGTGTTAACTGGCAGTAAGCACAGGGTGTCAGCTATAAAGAACTTCTGTAAATCTTTTTGTAGTGTCAGCTTTGTGCTATGTAAAGGTGTCATTAAAATACCTGAGCTATATCATGTGCTATGCAAAGAGCCATTTAAGTTGCTACAGGAAAGCAAGCCTGGTATATATAAGCATGAATTTGCAGGGTGTGAGGAGAGACAAGAAATGGTAGACTGGACAAAAATAGCCCTATTTGCCCAGCAAATTAACTCTGAGGATGCTCTTCTTATTATGGGGCATTATCTAGAATTCAATGTGCCACCCAGTAGCTGTGAGAAATGCCAGGAGAAAAAATATAAATCCCATTATGAGCATCATGAATCCCATTATACCAATGCCAGACTCTTTTACCAATCAAAGAGTCAGAAAACAATATGCCAACAGGCAGCAGACAGTGTTTCAGCTAAAAAAAGAGTTAAATTGATGCACAGTACAAGGTCAGATCTATTCAAAGAAAGAATAATGGAGAGCCTTGTGCTAATTAAAGAATTGGACATTTTCAGTTTGTGGTTTCATATGGCTGGGGTGGCATGGTACCTATGTTTAATGGATGACATAGATGTTTTGATAATGCAGATTCTCAAGTCCTTAGTGGAAAATATACCTAAAAAAAGAAATATCCTTCTCAGGGGACCTATCAACACTGGGAAGACAACTCTAGCAGCAGCCATTTTAGATCTGTGCGGTGGGAAAGCTCTTAACCTTAATTGCCCCTCTGAGAAACTGCCCTTTGAACTTGGCTGTGCAATTGACCAATTTATGGTGGTCCTGGAAGATGTAAAAGGATCTTCATCCCTTGATAAAAAACTCCTGCCTGGGCAAGGTGTACATAATTTGGATAATTTAAGAGAGCATTTAGATGGGTGTGTTAAGGTGAACTTAGAAAAGAAGCATGTTAATAAGAGAAGCCAGATTTTTCCTCCCTGCATTGTAACTATGAATGAATATGCATTACCTGCTACACTTGTTACCAGATTCACTAGAATTGTACAATTCAATAAGAAAGATTGTTTACGTGTTTGTTTAGAACAAAATGATGAGATGCAATGTAGGAGAGTACTTCAAAGTGGCTTAACTATTGTGCTACTGCTAATTTGGTGCAGGCCAGTGTCAGATTTCGTGCCGGGACTGCAAGAGGATATTAGAAGTTGGAAGCAGATCTTGGATAGTGAAATTACTTTTGAGAAAATGTTCCAAATGCAGTGTAATATAAAAGATGGAAAGGATCCTTTGGAAGGGATTGTGGTTGAAGAGGGGGAGGATAAAAGGGAAGAAACCCAGGACTCTGGATATGTTGCTTAATTAAATAAAGATTTATTGCATTTAATTAGATGGTATGTTCGTCTTTCTTTGCCCAAATTGGTCTATATATCTGATGAGATCAGGATCTGCTGGCACCCCTTCAGTCCCCTCATAAACTCTAACTTCTTCAATCTGTGCCTCAGGCCCTTCCATTGGTTGCCCAGAAATTTTTGGCATAAGGCTGGAGAACATGGAGCTCATTAGCTGTGTCACAGGGTAGGGGTTTTTTACATTTCTTTTTCTGAGAGTTACTTTAAAGTAACGTGGCAGCCCTCTCCACATCATTTCATTATTAGCTGATGTGGATGTGAAAAAACCACAGATATCCACAGCGGAGATGAATAAGCCATCACCCTTGCAGAGGGGTCCAACACCATTCTCATCTAGCAATACTGTGGTCACAGTATTGGTATAGGTCAGCACCGGGGGGGTATTTGTTCCCCCTGTGTAGCTGCCAAAATATCTGCTGTTTTCATTTTTGGAGGGATCTGGGCCCCATATTTCCACTGGATATTTTCCATCCTTATCAAGAACAGCTTTGAGTGTTGGATCAAGCCCCTGCACCTTGGCAGTAGGCTTCTTCTTTGTTTCTGTTTCTGTAGTAACCAGTCCCTCTGGATAGGTTGTCCTGTAATTGGCCTGGACAGCTTGGAGCTCTAAGGGCTCCCCCCCCACAGCAAAGAAGTGCATGTTTATTCCTTCAACTGGCTGACCTATGCCCTGACCCCCTTCCACCCTTTTGCTGGGCCCATGTACATAAACAAGGCTGTTTACACCTACAACCTCTGTCTTTACAGATACTGCCTCCCACATTTGGAGGGAGGCACAGGTAATGTCATCATTCAGGATGGGGAGGTTAATTCTGGCACAGCTATAAGTAGGGACCTCCTGGGCAGTTATGGTGGTATCATTCTGCCAGCCAACACCTACATGTTCCACAGGGGCACTATAGCCATACCATTCATCAGCAGCCCCTCCATTCCTGCCCATTCTTGGATTTAAAAAAGCCTCAATTTCTGTGATTGCATCCGGGCCTGTTTCAATGTTTAACACTTCAATCCCTCCCTTTATGATAAGTTTTGGGACAGGGGCAGGTTTGGGGCAGGATTTCTTAGTCATAGCGCACTCTCTTCTTTTTGGGGCCATATTCCTCCTCCTGCTCCTCTTCTTCAATATATGTTCTCCAGGTAGGGCTAATATCTCCGTACAGGCCTAGAATTAAGGGAAGCATCCAATCAGGAGTATGTCTTTGTAGTGCCCCACCTGGAGAAGACACAGTATCTACAATCTCCCCTGATTCTCCTGGCGCCTGGCGCTTGGGTACCTGATCTAGGTATCTAAGCCTCTTTTCTAATTGTACAAATCTGGGTGGATTTAGTGGTGTAAGGTTTTCATAGTATTGTCTCAAGAAGTTGTAGGTGTTTGTGGGACCTTGTATCACCCATCTGGCACTTTCTAGAAATCTTGCCACAGATTCTTCTAGGCCCCTGGTACCATAGCTTATCAGGGCATTTCCTGCACTCCTACCTGCCTGTCCTATCTGGGCATGTGCCTCCCTCACAAGTTGTTGAAACAGGTAATGTCCAAGGCTTCTAAATAAGCTTGTAGCCCAGTTCTCCACGACATTCAGCCCTCTTGTGAAGCTTTGGACTCCAGGAAACAAGATATCATAGTAATCTTCAGGTATGTAAGGAACCAGGGCCATATTGTTCCTGTTGACTATGGAGACTTGGTGTTTGTGAAATTGGATTCCTGCTGCCACCAGATAGCTTGTCCCTGTAATAGTTTGAAAGAAAGGACCAATAGGAACATTGATATTTGAGAGGCCTTGTATGAGAGTTTGCCCTAGGCCTGTACTAACACCTGAGCCTATTTGTGTGCCCAGAGCATCTACACCTGCTAGATATGCCTCTGTAAGAGCTCCATATGATTCTGCTGAGATTCCTAGTGCTGCTAGTGCTTCTGTCTGGGTGACACCTTCTATAGCCATGATAGAGGCGATTTGTGACTCCAGACTGGTCACTAGTTCACCAGTCAATACAGTCTCTGTTCCTAGTTCAGCAAGGGCTGTTGCGGTGGCTCCAGCGGTGCCGGCAGCAGCTAATTCAAATCCAAATACTTCAGCTATCACAGCTAGTACAGCTCCCATCTATAAAAAATATAAAATATATACTCACTTTAGGATCAGTCTCCCAAGATGGCGGATGATTTGAAAGGATGGGTTGCCGCCCTTCTTTATTGCAGAGCTAAAATGAGACATAGGTCACAGGGTTTAGGGTCATTGGTTCAATGTGTCCTTGTCATTGGCCTAAGGATTTCCTTGGGGCATGGAAAAACATGTCTTAACAATACTAAGATAAACATTCCTAGTGGCCCAAGGAAGTACTGCATAAATAGCAGGAAATGAGTTTACATATCTCAAGGAGGACATCTGCAGGCTGTTGCTGACATGTGCAAGCTGTGAGACAGTTCTATAATTATGCCTTTTTTTTTCAGTATTCTCAGAGGCCGGAGGCTCCCTGCCCCTCCCGACCAAAAGAAAAGGAGGGAGGCTTGGGAGGCCTGCTCCCTTGCGCCTCTACTGGCTGAGGAAGACTATATATATGAGAGGCCCCGGAGGCCTCAGAAGCTCATTCTCACATTACTGAGCGTCCCTAAGCCTCCTAAGCCTCTCATATACTTAATTGCATAGCC